TTGATACTGACCTGTTGTAGGATTGTAAAATCCTTGAACTTGTTTATTCTGCCAAGAGTTAGTTGGAGTAGTAAGTCCTTGTTTAGCTGCTTCTATAGGGGACATACCTATCATATCTCGGCTAAAAACTTCTTTGTCAAAAGTTTTTGATTTACTTAAATCTAAGTTTCCAAATTTTCCTCCACCTTTAAAATCTCCACCACCTCCACCACCAGTTTGAAGATACCAGGGTAAAGTAGTAATTCCACCTCCGCCACCACTTGTGGGTGTAGAAGTTCCACCTGGACTTCCTCCGCCTAAATAATATTGATAGACATCATAAGCACTTCCTGTGGGCTGATTGCCCATCCAATTCATATTAGGTATTGCGACCATTAGCGTCTCCCATCTGGTTTTAAATCCATTCTCAAGGTTCCAAATCTCCAATCTTCACCCGCCGAGTTATTTGCTATTTTGACATTAGCAAATCGACCCCTTGCACGAGTATTAAATTTTTCTGTACTAGATGTTACACTAAAAGGACTGTAAGGGCTAGTAGTTTGAGTATCGGCTGGATAGCGTTTTACAGCTAAAGTAAAAGTAGCCGTTCCAGTTAAGGTTTTAAAATTAGGTAAAACTCTAGATAAAGACAGAAAAAATTCTCCATCTCCTTGTACATCTAAATCAAAATCATAAGATTGAATATAAGAAGTAATAGCTGTTGTAGTTCCATCAGGGTTAATTTGATCGGTCCCTGTTTCATGTTCAAAGAAAGTTGTTTGACCTAATCCTGTTTCACCCACAATCGATGGAAAAGTTCCTGTTCCTGAACTATTAAATTTAGTTGCATAGGGCTTGGGATAAACAATCGCATCAATCCAACTTGTTCTTGGTTCAGTTCCTGTGTACCAAATAAGGCCTGCTTGTTGATTCGATTCTCCATAATTAAAAACAACATACCGATCATTATAAGTAGAACCTGAACTAGGATAATACCAAACGACTTCGGTAAATAGATTATTAATTCCTGCGTAAACTTGTTGACCTTTTGTCGTATCAAAATCATTATAGACATAATCTTCAACGGATGCGGTTAAAGTTTTAACCGTTCCATCAAACATAAAGAAACCATTACTACTTACCCAGTAAGCAACCCCATCAATTTCAACGGCAGCATTTTGTCCAATTAATCCACAGTTCGTGCCTACCTGTTCAAATCCAAAAGTAAAGGGTGCTCCAACAAATTTCATACTGTAGAGAGCATTGTCCGTCCAGACTAGAATATTTTCTTTAGCAATAATGGCTCCCATAATTTTAGTTCCATCTTGAAGACGTTGAGAACCTGCGGCATTCGTCACTGTGGGTTCATAGGTATTTAAATCTTCTTGGTCAGAAAATCTGATAAACATATCATCTTGACTAGATGGAGTTCCAATCGTTGTTTCGGTTCCACAATGAATTAAGTGCCGTGTTGTTGGTGATACAAGTGTTAATCGACTAGCGGTTGGATTTCCCGTCGAGCCACTAATAGCGGTTACATAACTTGTCGTTAAAGTAGAAGCTCTGAGTGTAAATCGATTAGCGACTGAAGAATCCCAGGTAAAAGTTTTACCATTAGAAACCGTTGCAATTAAAACCGAACCCCAATTGCTTAATGACCATAAACCTGGTTCTAAAGTAATATCAGATGCGTTAACTGCATTTCCCCATTGAGTATAGTCAGTGGCATTGGTTGTAACCGTAAGAGTTGAATGAGCTTGACCATTGGAAGTTCCAGCGGTAGCCGTTCCATAAGCTCCTCTCGTACAACCAGTTAAATTATTAGTAGAAACACCTGTATATGTAATTAATTCGTTTTCGACTGCAATCGTTCCACCTCCCGTTGGAAAACCTGTAGCCGATGTTAAAGCAATTGAAGTTCCCACTCCTCCTGTTCCCGCTGTATCAGCGTTTAAAGCACCATTTAAAGTCGTAGTTTGTGCCCCTGTTATCGTTCCCCCATAATTACCTACACCAAATCCATAACCATAAGTTTGTGCAGCAGGCCCAATAGTTTGATAGGGTTGTACGATAGCCGAACTTCCTGAAGTTAAATCTGAACCTCCTCCATTTGCTTCGGCTGTGGGAGATGTAATTGTAAAAGTTGTATTGGTTGGAACACTAATAACTTGACAAAGTTTATCTTCAAAAAGTGTAGCACTTAAACTAGAACTCGTTGGCATCGTGACACTATCTAAAATAACCATATCCCCCACAATTAAACCATGACTAGAAGTGGTGGTAATAGTAATAGAAGTTCCAGGGGATGTACTATTGGTTGTTAAAGTTGAACTTGTAAAAGTGGTTTGAGCTCCCGCATTATTAGAACGCCAAGGAGTAATATCGTAAAGCTGACCTTCAAAATAAATTAATAAAAATTTATCCGTTCCAATGGCTACATATCTATTTCCATCTAGATCACTAAAGGCATGTTGTTTTCGGGCTACTCCACAAATCGTATCGGTTAGAAGAGAAGACCATCCTCCAACTTTTTCTGGAAGTTGATATCTAAATCGTGTGTTATCGGAATCTACCCATCGGTTTTCTGCACCCACCGAAGTATCTTGTTTATCTATACCAGGTAAAAACTTAAAATTGACAAGAGCCATAAGTTTAGCTCCTAAGCTGTATTGGTCTTATATGCCCAGCCTCTAGTCGCATCTACATACACTAGCGTGATTGCTTGACCATTTGTATTTAAGGTTAAATCAGAGGTAGCAGAATTAATAGGCTTGCCATTTCGACCAACGGTTAAATTATTAGATCCCCATGTTCCTCGAGCATCGATAATAGTTACTTCATCACCTGTAGCAGGAGATGCAGGAAGAGTCACTGTAATAGGGTTTGATGTTGTATTGGCTAAAATTTGAGCATTTGAGACTGTGGTATAGGGACTATTAGAATCAGTAATGGTTGCATAGCCTTTTTCAATAATCGTGACATCCGTTTCACTTCCATTGGATCTACATAAAACAGTTGCTCCCGGAGGAATCTGAGTCGTTGTGGATCCTGAAGCCGTTAATACTCCAAGAGTTCTATTAGAAGTTCCTCTAACCGTTTCATCTTTTACAATCCAAACTCGATTAGCAGTTGCGGGCATAGTTAAAGTTCGGTTCGCAGCTAAAGTTCCCGTAAGGGCTAAATATATATTTTTACCATTTGAAGTAGCACCATCGGTTAAGGTAAGAGTCACACTTGCTCCTGCCATATCTACTCCAAGATATCCAGTGGCTGCTTGTTCTAAAATTTGTAAATTAGTATTGGTAATTCCACCCCATAATCCAGCTTTTTCACCCGTAGTGACGAGTTCGAGTCCAGTATTTGTTGAATAAGATGATGCCATAATTTTAATTCGGGTCTATTGGTGTCCAAGTCATACTTATGCCTGGAATAATTTCACTCCATGTTATTGCTGATACTGTTCCTACACCAAGAGCGAATGTGCTTCCAGTAGGACTAATATTAGCGTCGGCTGTTATTGTAACGGTTCCTGAGGAAATTACAAGACTATTTCCACTAGGAGTTACCGTTGCTCCTGCTGTAACAGTGACATTTCCTGTACCTAAAGTGACTTCAGAACCTGTAGGGCTTAAATTAGCATCTCCTGTAATGGTAAGGGTACCTAAACCTAATACAACTTGGCTTGGAGTAGGAATTTCAGTAATAGCATCAGCGGTAATTCCTGGATCTCCAATACTAATTGCTAAGGCATTAGCTGTAACTGTAATAGTTACACTATTTTCCGGACCTGCCGAAGAAATAGGGTATTCTGAAAATGCGCCAAAGCCTAATAACATATATAATCCTTAAAAGGAGACAGTAGGGTATGTGGTGGATCTACTGCCTCCATTTAAGAATTATATCATCGTTTAAACCAAGAAGGAAGTCCTAAATGTGGTCTTCCATCATTTACATTTTTATCCGCATCCTTAGATTTTTGATCATTATAATGTAAGAAAACTTGACAACAGTCATTGCCTTGAAACTCTTCTCTCCAATGTTCTAGTTCCATACCTCTGTAAACTAACATATCTCCAGGTTTTAAATTAACTCTCACACCTTTATTACTACTAGATACAGTTATCTTTTTATCATCAGGTATGCCTACATTCTTTTTAGGTTCTAAATATATTGGCCACGGATCACCACCAAGATTTAAAGTGGTAGAGATTTCACAGCTAAATCTATCTTTGTGCCTTTTTAAAATATCTCCTTTTTTATAGATTCTTGCATAAGAATATGTGGGGTATAATTTTAATCCTGTTTTTTTTTCCATTAGAGGTAAAGTTTTCATTAACAAAGTTTCCATCGCTATATCCGCATAATGAGAATAGGTTTCGGGAACTTGTTGGTCATTCCAAACACCCCATTCTTGTGTGAATTGAGAGATATATCGTTCATCAAAAAATCGTCTAGCTACTTTTCTTTTTAATAAAAAATAATTGTAAACAAAGGTTGCTATCTCTTTTGGCACAGCTTCTTTGATGACACAGTATTTATTTTTTTGGAAGCTCATTTTAATTTAGATACATTGAAAGCAAAGGTTATTCTTTCATAGTCCTCTTTTTGTTTATTAACTTTGTGCATTAATTTAGATGGAAAAATTATCATATCTCCTTTCTTTCCTAGAAAATCTATATTTTTTTCTGTAAAAATAGTTTTATCTTTTTTATTGTTGAGGTAAATAACTCCTGAAAAATATCCTGCGTGATTGTGCGGAGGATTACTATTATTTTTATATGCATAATTTATCCAGACGTCATAGCCATCAAAATGACCATCCCATTTTCTAATAAAAAAATTTCTATGTTCTTCTTTGGCTAAGATTCCACATAGTCTAAGGACATAGGCAAGCCAATAAGAATTTTCTATTAAATAAGAAGGGATAGAGGTTTGATAATGATTAGTTTGAGAACCTACATTTTCGTGAAGCTTTAATTTAAAAAGTGGATGTTTTTTAATTTTATCACATTCCTTTTTCCAATCATTAAGTTCTTTTATTATTTCTTTTGGAAGTTTCGTGTAAGCGATGTCTTTATCTATTAATTTATGATTTAATTCGGTCATTGTTTTCCTTTTTTTTCATTGATCTTTCTTTTGAGATGCTCGTAGGAACCGCTTGTATATTCCAATGGATAAATCTAAAAGGATCTAATCCATTATCGACTGGATATTGATGAGGGGTATATCCTGGAATTAAAACCATTGTTCCAGGTTTAATTGTGTAATGCACGCTTTCATTAGCAAACGTAATTTTACTTGGGTCTTTTTGAGGAAGTCTTGTCATTGATGCTCCGGGTCTTGGATCGTGGAAAACAGGTAGTGATGTTCGTTCAGAACATTTTAAAAAATAAAACCCTGAGACGTGTTGGTTCCAATGTTGATGAGTATTATGATGACCCCCACCTTTTTTGCTAAATTCTTGTGCCCAGCATTCTGTAAAATGTAAACTATGGTTACTGATATCAAAACCACACCAATCTAAAAATTCATAACTTCTTGCCCCAATAAAATCTACAAAGGGTTTAGCTTGAGGATCAGCATTAAAAGATTCACTATGATTGGATAAACCAAAATCATCTACTTTATGTTTAAATTTTTTATTTCTTTCTTTGTTGGCTTTATTCATAACTGTTTTTTGAGTTTTTTTTAAATACCCATCCGTTAATTTTAACATTAGTTTTAAAAACTGTGGTGCTTCTGCATTCCAAACGGGAGTTCCAAAATACTGTGAACTATTAAATTTTATATTACTCTCGTTATTTGTTCCTTCCATATTATTTAAAAGGCCAACCTAGATTCCAATTCACTAGACTGTACCTTACTCCTTTCGTTATGGGTTTAACTCGATGCCAGACAAAACTCGGAAATACAACAAGAGAACCTTTCGGTAATATCTCGGTGCAAGTTCTTATTTCTCTTTTTTTATCAGGATCGTTTTGTCGAAAATCAAATTGTAGCTCTCCCCCTTTATAGTCTTTAGGATCAGTTAAAGAAACTGTTATTGATAATTTTCTAATCTTTCCTTTGGTTGGGCCCTCTTGGTGATAAGGTTTATCCCAACTATCACAATGCCAATCATAGTATTGACCCGGTTTATAAATAGTAAATTGACAAGATTCTGAAAAATCCCATTGAAAATTCCAACCAGCTTTTTGATTCGCTTGATGAACATAAGGTTGAATTTCTCTATAAATCCAACGATCATTAAACCAACAAATATTAGAGTCTCTTTTCTTTTTTAAATCTTTTAATTCTTTTTTCGTTAAAGGTTGTGCTTTTAAATCTCTATCTCTTCCCAGTCCACCTGTAATGGCTATATCCTTCTTGAGCGCTTTACCATATTGAATAATCATATCACAAATTCGATGAGGAATGGCATTCGTCCAATAGTAATAATAGTTTGTTAAGTTCATTTAAATATACTCATAGGTTGTTGTTAAAATGACATTCATTTGTTCAGCTTTATTAGGGGCAATAAAATATTTTTGAGTGCTAGGAAACATAACAAAGTTATTGTTGTTTAAAGGGAGATGCCACGTTCTTCCTTTTCTTCGGTTATCATCATATTCAATAACAACACCTGTAGAATCTTTTCCCACATCTACTCCATAGATAAAGGTATAATCGGCAGCATTTCTTAAATCAACAGGATCAACTGTATTTCTTGAAAAAGACTTTTGATCATATTCATAAACATTTCCCCAATGTAATTTAGAAATTAATGTTTTATGATACTCTACTTTGAAATGATCTCGAACATAATCCTGTAACCATTGCAAAGCTTGAGAATAATCCAGTTGATAATCAACATAAGAATAATCTTTAATATTATTACTAATTCTTTTTTCTTTTAGAAAAGAATCTAAGATACTATTTTTAATAATATCTCTTTTAATTTCAAACCCTTTAGGGGTTTGAATCTCGCCATAATATAAGTCTACTTCGGATAATACTTTCTTTTGCATACCTATAAGATAGGTAATTTAATTTAACAGAAATGTCAATATGATTAAAAAGATTTGATCTAGATCAATTATCTAGCCGTTTTGTCCCAAGCACCAGAAGACTCATTCCACACATAATAATGCGTATCTTGTTCCTCTGCAGATAATGCAGGTGCATCACCTACTGGTGATTGCCATCTTGCTTCTGAAGTATTAAGAACCCAACTTGCATAAGGTTTTTTAGGTATAAAAATATCGTTATCTTCATCATAAGTCATACCAATCCCAGCATAATTACCTCTTAATGCTTTAGAGTTATCTCCTGAGTTGTGAGTATTATTATGTGTATTGTAAGATGTTTTTTTCCAAAGTGGCCAGTGATGGATTCTTTCCAAAAACTGTCTACCTACTTCTTCATCTTCAACACCATCAGCATTCAAACAGTCACTATTGTTTACAACGTGAACTGCAATAACTTTATTATTTGCTCCTAATTTTGCGAAATGTGCCATAATGTTTCTCCTTATATTATACTTATTTTAAATTGTAAATCCATCATTATTTATTGATACTTGTACCTAATCATTACAACTCCTGATCCACCATTACCAACTGCGGTTGTTGGTGAACTTGTTGGTCCAGTGTAAGTAGCTTCTCCATAGGCTCCTGAACCTCCGCCTGTGTTATCCGCAGCACTTGTTCCTCCTGAAGTAGTTTGTCCTGCTGTTCCACCACCACCATCTGGTGCAGCTCCTGCTGTACCACATTGTCCACCTGCTCCTCCACCACCAGCAAAATATCTTGTATTAGAAACTGGTCCTGCTGTGCCATAACTTGGGGATGTTGGTCCTATAAAAGCATCTACAACGTAGGCACCAATTCCACCTTTACCTCTTGGTCCACTTCCAGGAGTATCTCCTCCTGCACCACCGGCTCCACCACCGGCTCCACCACCTCTTGCCGCACAAGGGGCTGGTGCTGTATTTCCTGATCCACCATTAGTACCTTGAGCAGGACTAACTGGAGGTGTATTTCCTGTGCCTCCTGCATTAGGAGGAATATTAAAAGCACCACCTCCACCTGAACCGCCATTTACTCCACCTCCCCCTCCTGGGCCTGATCCACCAGCTCCGCCTCCTGCTGAAGTGATTGTACTAAAACTTGAATTTGAACCTGAATTACCTACAGTAACTAT